GCTACATTGTATTTTAAAATTAGAAATCTGTTACCCTCTTCTTGCATGATTTGCACAGACGCACACATACTCGTCGCCTTTGTAAAGATATTCATATATTTGAGACTGTAGAGACCCTTGATTTCTCGGCTATCATCCGGACATTCTATACACGTTTCTTGGTTAGCAAAATCACCTTCGCATCGGAGGCGAAGTTCCTTTCCATCTCTAGTAATTTCAATCTCTGATCCAATGTTTGACATATCTCGGCATAATCTCTGAAAGTCGGCAGAAGGTAAAATGGTATTGCTGGTCATAGTAACATCTGGAACTTCAATACGGCTCTCGTTAATGTCTAGGAGTTTAAGTTGAAATTTTGTACTTGTCCTTTTAGACTCACTTGTAATTTCAATATCCATATACTCTTTGGAATTAATTTCAATTTTGAGTACATCATTGTTTGTGATCGTCTTCAGAAGTTTGAAAGTGTTTGAAATATTAATTCCGGCGATAATTTCTTCTTGATCACAATGATACTCCTCAAAATTATCAGCGGCGAGAAACATGTCAATTAGGGATGTCCGAGCGGTGTCCAATGTGACTATGTACATACCCTGTGGACGAAAGTAGATATTTACATCATTCAGAATATCTTTGAGAACTTCAAAAGTTGATTTGATGGCAGATGCTTGAATCGTCACCAATTTCATATTACTAATTATTCCGCGTTATATCTTTAAATCTGTTGGGTATATGCAACACCCTTGCTTACATCTCGGCTAATTTTTTCTTCAAGTTCACGTGTCATTGCAGGTTGAAGAGACTGACCGTAAGATTCTAGGGAAAATATTTCAGAATCATTTTCGTCGCCGTCAAGTGTTGACATGGAACAACCACCTCCAAAACCCCAATTCGTAATTTCTTTATTTGGGAGGAGTGAGTCTAACCAATTCTTTATTTCGGTGCCAACGAGGATCTTTCCATTCTTTGTTAACATGGTGGGTACACGTGTAATCTTATTTTTGTAAGCAGGTGGAATACCCTGGGTATTTATATTGTGATAGTGCACAAGTTGCTTCAATTGTGGCTGTCTATTGATGTAGTCAATAACTTCCATAGAGTGCTTACACCTTGGGCTATATATCAGTAGAGACATCTAATAGTATACGGGTATTTTGTAAAAAAAAATTAACGCATAGTAGTAAAGATGATGAACTGGTCTCTGACGATCATTCTTATTGCCATTGTCCTGTTGCTCACAGTCAGGCGTGAGCCATTCACAGAAATATTTGGGTTTTCAGGGCACACCACACCAACTGGTCGTGTTCGTCTAGATGACATAAAGCCCGATCTCACGGGGTACAGCCAGGCGGAAGCTAGTATTGATAACGACATGCTGCAAGAATTTGTTCTGCAAACAAACAAAGAAATTGCTAAACGCACCGGTTTATGTACATACATTATTGAAACTGTCTCCACCAATAAGTATGTCAAGGAAGAAAAGGAGGTCTACGAAGTCGTATTTATGACTGTCAAAAACAATGGTTTCTCATTTGGCTTCACTGTTGCGTCTTATTTTGAGGTTGTAAACGGGAATGTGAAGCTCGTTTCTCTTCGTACTCAGCCACTTGATACTGAATCTGCTTCTGAAATTGCTCCATTTGTTGACAGCGTTTCCGGTAAAGAGTTTGTAAACTACGAACTTGTTAAGGAAAAGGCTACACCAAGTGTGGGTGAGTTAGAAATGGCTAAAAATAAATTGCAGTAATTGTAATGATCAGCATCAATGACGTAACAAAGATTGATGAAAAGAGGAAACAGATCAAAAAGGAAATCTACAAACGAATATACGAACAGTTTTCTCGCAAAATAAAACAGTCTGTAGAACTTGGTCATAAACAAGTGTTTCTGACGGTGCCCACATTTGTAATTGGGTGCCCCACGTTTGATAGATCCGCTGCAGCCCGTTACGTGGCACGTCAACTTACATTAGGTGGATTTGACGTAAGACTCATAAGTGATTATGACCTCTATGTATCTTGGATTATACCTAAAAAGGTTAAAATAAGGGGTGAATCTGAAGAACCAGACTTTCCAGACCTAATGAATTTGAAGAAAATGGCTGATAAATACAGGAGAAGTGCGTAGGAAGACTATTAATAAAAACACACTCAATGATAAATGGATAACTTAAATGTGCTCGTTGAGGCGAAGAAGGAGTATCTTGGTCAACTTTGCCTTATCATGTGTCCAGTTATGATTGAAGTGTTTCAGGACATGTACAATGAAGCCACAAAGCTTTCTAAGGGAAGAAAGACTCTCATCATGTTTCAAAAGCTTCTCAAAGAGGTTCCCAATTGGTCCAACCAGATGTCTTCCCAGCACACAAGCAACATTGCCGATCGTTGTTCCTGGTTTAGTGACCTGTTAGCAGCTGTATTTGTTGCTTGCACAAAGATTCTATCTGCTGTCAGACTCAAGTCGGATAACAAGAAGATCAGCCTTAAACTCCCAACTAACGAGGTTTTCATTCAGACTTGTTACAACAATGTTGCTAAGGACATCTACAAAGATCCATACATCTTCCATGAGGAGCAGAGTGAGTACATGAGGGACGAACAGCTTACACAGCGCATTTCTACGTGCATTGAGTCTACCGTGAAGGAGCTCATCCCAGTTCAACAAATTCTTCAGACGTACATGTCTCAAGAGACTCGTGACATTGATCTTGACGGAGAGGTTCAAGACACCGAGGATCCAGATGTGTTTGATGATCCTGAAGAGACACCCCTCCCAGAACCCGAGCCAGAACCCCTCCCAGAAAACGAACCAATGATAGGTACCGAGGAACAGATTCAACCCACTGGTTTAGAGAACGAGTTTAAAACTGTCCCAGGTGTTCAGGATCCTGCACCGGAGCCAGAACCAGAAATGGTACAGGAACCAGAGCCAACGTTTGGAGTTCCCCCACCTCAGGCCACTGATCAAGATGATGGTGTCCTATTTGGGGACGCACCAGATCATCGTGTAAAAAAAACTGCGTATAATTAAATGGAGTTATCCGACTATCTCAGAGATCCAATGAGCGCTGCTCTCATAGCCGCGGTTATTACCGCTGGTTACATTCACGTGAAAGCTCAACTTAACAACGAGGGTAAGTTGGAACTTAACAAGTATGCCAAGCCAGCGGCCCTTAATGCTATTCTAGTCTTCTTCATAGTGTCCAATGGTATTGGACAAAGAGAAACTATTTCTAGTGAACCTTTTTAAACTTAAAGATTAAACCCCTGTTATAAGAAAATGGCGTCTGTCACTGCGTTTAATGACATGCTCTCCCAATTTCTTGTGGAACTGCACAAGACTTTTCCAGAGGAAAAAGGCATCAAAAAGATGACTGCTTCGTTTGAGGTGATCAAGCAGTCCAACCCTCGTCTCGTAGTTGATGGTTTTATGAAGGGTGTAACTCCTTATGCGGATAAGATTTCCGCGAAGGATGAGTCCTTCCTTCTAGAGGAGATTGAGAAGATTGACTTCCTAAAGGATCTCAATATTAAGAGTTACTGGACTCGTATGTCTGCTAATACTCAAGCCGCTACTTGGCAGTATCTTCAGACTCTATACATGCTTGGTACGACGATCAATGCTATTCCAGAGGATACCCTCTCTCAAATTGAGCAGATTGCAAAGGGTGTGGCTGACAAGATGCAGACGGATGGTGGTGAGCTTGACCAAGACGCTCTCATGCAGATGATGAGTGGCATGCTTGGTGGTATGGCTAAAAAATAAACCTTAATATATACTAAATGAAGGTTTGGTTTGACGATCCTCAGCAACTTACTAGATCTGATCAGGTTTTGCAATTCTGGCCAAACAATGAACAAACTCCAGAAGACCGAATTAATGCCGCTTCTCGTTTTATAATTTATGCATGTTGCATTATTTATCTTATTCGCCGCGATCCAAGGATTTTTGTCCTTGGTAGTACTCTTTTAGGCGTTCTTTATGTTATGTACAAGTCTAAGATGATTAAAGAGGGTTATGGTTTCAGTGTGAGTGGTGATGAGCGTGGGTGTCAGATGCCTACTCAAGATAACCCAATGGGTAACGTTCTCATAACAGACTACACAGATGCACCAAACCGTCTTGAAGCATGCTATTACCCAACAGTCAAGCCATTCGTCAAATCCTATTTAGATGATCGTATTCCATATGATGCTGGTAGATCTAGATCGCCTCTCCCCCAATACCAGCGCAATGCATCGGCTCGTCAATTTGTAACCGCCCCAGTTTCAAAGATTCCAGGTGATCAAACCGCTTTCGCGGAGTGGTGCTATGGACCCAAAAATG